GGGACAAGTTCGGACGGTTGACGCAAGGCGTTGAGCACTTGAGGACCGCGACCTTCTACGGCTGTCAGGTACGCTGCCGACTTTGGATCAAGCGCGTTGTAAACCGCACCCACACCTTTTGCGGCCAGCTTGATAGGCTGCTCGATGATGGGTGCAATGGGGCGCATCGGGTTGATTGCAGCACCACCCCTCGACAGTGCAGCGCCGGTCTGCGTGGCACCCAGCTTGGTCGCGGCAGCACCGCCCCCGGTCAACAGGGTGGACAAGTCAGCAGCAGCGCCCACTGGGTCTTCGGCAAACGTGCGCTTGATGCCTTCATAGCTGCCGTAGCGGTCCTTGTACATGCCACCGATGGCGTTGGCCGTCTGGACAGCCCGCTGCGTGGCTTGAGGGTCGGTGTCAAACCGCTCGACAAAGTTGACCACGCCCTGCGGCAGCGAGTTGCGCAGAGCACCAGCGCCAGCATCAAGGATGCCGGTGAGGGTCTGAAGCGGGCTGGTCACGGCCTGCACGACACCGCCGACAAACTTGCCAGCACTCTCGGGCAAGTTTTTCACGGCCTCCACAGGCACCTCAGTCAGCGAGTAACCACGGCGTGGGCCGGGGATGCCGCTAGAGGGTGCTGTGGGGGCAAACTGGGCAAACGGGTTGTCCGATTGCGCGGGTTGTGCTGCAAACTTGGCAAAAGGATTTTCAGCCATTTACTTTCCCTTGGGTAAAACCCGATCTGCTGATCCGGGGCCAAACTGCGCATCAAACTGTTCACGAGTGCCCGCACCGCTCTTAAGCATGTCAATTGCAGCACTCGGGATGTTCATGACGGACGAGGTTTTGCGTGGCGGCACAACCACCGGATTGGTGGAAATGCCAGTGCCCTCAAGAGCACTTGCGGGAATCTGCTTGACCCGGGTGTTCCACGAGTCGGCACTCTTTTCAGCAGCAAGACGGGACAGACGGGCCAGTTCGGTAAGTGACTTGGCATCGTAGCTGAGTTGACCGGCTTTGGCCTTTTCCAAAAAGTCTCGGTCGGCGTTGGTGAAGCCCTGGCCTGCGCCAAGGTTCGACGATTTAATCGCACCCAGGGTTGTCTCGGCCAACGAGGAAACCAGCACCTCGGTGTTGCGAATCTTCTCCGAGTCGGTGCCACCGGCCAAGTTTAATGCCTTGGCAAGTTGCAGTCGAGCGTTGGCACCTGTACCGGTGATGACTTTGCCGGAAGATATCAAGTCCATCACTCGGTCGGCAGTTGCTGCGGCTTGAGGGGCGTTCTCGGCAGCAGACAGCTTGGCAGCATCTTGGTCGGCAATTAGACCGCCAAACCGCTCGCCGTACTTCTTCTCGGTGCTGACAGGAATGGTGATGTTGGACGCACCGGACTTTGCAATCCTTGACTTTTGCGCCTCGACAGTAGCGGGCAGCGGCACATCGGCATACGTGCCCACGGTGGTCGGTGTACCACCAAGACCCGGAATCTGGATAACCTGACGCTGACCGCTCTGGTCGACGACTTGGGTTGTCGGTTTGTTCATCTCCATGAACTTCTCAGCACCCAGTTGTGCTTTTTGCACAAACGATGCAAAACTAGCCGGATCTCGCGCAGCGTCTAAAATCTGTTGGCGACCCATTTGCTCGGTGATGCCAAATGCTTGCAACCGTTTGTTGATGACCGGATCTCTGTGTGTGGCATCGTGAATTGCCATCGCATCTTCAATTGTGCGAACATTTCCCCAAGCACCGCGAATCTGCTTCATCGAAGTGTCAAACAAGTCGTTTTCTGCTTTTTGCATCGCCAACGGCTGCGCAGAAATCTCACCTTGAGTTTTTTGCTGAGTAAGTCTTTGAGTTTTGCGATCTTCTACTGCTTTGACAAAAGCAGAGTACGCAGGAATGTCGCCCGATTTCAGCAGTGCATTTGCAACGGCTGTTTCATCAGACCCGGCTCCAGCAAGCGCGTTTGTTCGGGCAATGTCACGAGCCTCTCCACGCTGTGCTGCGCCAAGTTGGTACTGAGCAAGGGCGTTTTGGTTCCCCGCTTGTTGGATCGCCATGACACGACCGTACTGGGCCAACGGGTCTTGTAGTTCAACACCCCGCGTCGATAGTGCAATGTTAGGGTTCACGAGTGACATATTTAATCCTTAGGGTGCCCAAGTTCCGCCTTGTGACCAATCGCCGCCGCCTCCGCCGCCCCAAGAAGGAGCCATTGTGGGCATAAAATTGGTACTACTACCGCCGCCGCTAGACGATGGAAACATTCGGTTAAGCATTTGGCCTTGCATGTACATGTTGCTTGCACCGCCAAGAGCGCCAGTCAATGCATTGGATTGCCCTACGTAACCTGATGCGCGAGCTTGACCAGCAGCACCGATTGCTTGTCCTGCGCCTGTCGCATAGTTTTGCCCCGCAGCGGCCAACTGGTTAGTTGACGTTTGCCCAACACCAGCCAACGATTGCAACGGGTTTAACCTACGGTCGCGTTCAATTCCGTAACGGTTAAATGCGTTCTGGTATTCCTGTGACGCCAAGTCTTGACCAAATCGCTGGATACCCTTCATAGCAGCGCCTGACAACAAGCCGCCACGGGCAGCAGCGGATCGTTCTAGTCCTTTCATACCTTCAGACATGCGGAAAGCATAGCCGGGGTCTTGTTGAAACTGGGCCATGCCAAAGTTTTGGTACTCGGTCAACGGAACCAGTTTGCTCAGTGCGTTAACGCCAGCCTCACGAAATGGTGCTTGCAACTCAATGTTGCGCTCAAACATTTCTTTTTGGATTTCAGCAGCGCGGTCTGCTGCTGCTGCTTGCGTGGACGCTGCTTTTTTGGCACCCTGCCCAGCAATAGCGCCACCAAGGATTGCGGCACCGCCGCCAATAAGGGCTGCTGTTACAAAACTCATGGTTTCACCTCAATCTGCTGGTTTTTGACTTTATTGCCAATGGTAAACATCGAATTTGGATCGTCTTCCACTAACTCTGATTCTACTTCTTCAACCGTGTTTGACTCAACTCTGTGAAAAGTCATGCACAGCGCGTCTGTTTCTGCATACACGGCGCGTTTGGTTCCGGGGCTGCTGCACAGCAGCATTGGCCCAGTAATGGTCTGAACCCCATCGTCCGTGGTCACTTTGACAGTGCCTGAAACGATCATGTAGAAATGCTCTTTTTTGTGGACTTTGCCCACAATCAGGCATCCAGCAGGACGCCACACTTGACGGCAGTACATGCCGCCATGAAACACATGTTCCGTTGGCGGCTCGTATTGAGGGTGCTTAGAGATCTCGTCTTGCAACGCTGCAACACGCTCCGCAAGCGTTTGCGGTTTTGCAACAGCGAACCCCTCACCGTAAGTGACTGTCATTTGCATCAGGTCACCTCGCGCCCGCTGACGCGCATGTTGATGGCGGTGGCGGTTCCAGCGATTGTACTGATGAAGTCGCCAGGGTTCAAAACCTGCCCGACCAACTCGGGAAACGTGTAGACCTCGGACGGCTGAAGCGTTTTGGTCTTGGTGATCAGGTTGCTGTTGCCAGCAGAACCAGACACAGTGACCAAGTTGACCGAGATCGTGGCAGCACTGGCGCTGTAATTGGTCGCAGTGAACTTGTCGATGATCGTGGTCACACCGGTTGCGGTGTACTGGGTTGTTTGGCTGTTTGCAACATCTTTTGATGGCACAAGGTTTTTGACGGTGACTGTCATTGGATACCCCCGATATTGTTTGAGACTGTGAGAATGATAGACGGGATGCCGGGGACAGGTGCAGCCGCAGGCACGGAAAGAAGTTCAACACTTAGGCTGGTCGTTGAAAACATCATCTCAACGTAGTCGCCAGCGTTGAGGTCGAAAAAGTAGTTCAGTGACGAAAATATCTCAGCGTCATTGCCCTGAATCCTGATCTGGCTGGCGCTGTCCGGCACATCTGTGCCGTTGAGTCGGAACCAGAAGTAGAACTCGGCTGTGCCGCCTGTAGTCTTGTCCAACTGAAACGAGGTGTCAAAGTTGTAGATGCCCGGTGTGTCCACGTACACCCTTGATGTCGGGGTGCCAAGATACACGCCATTGCTCAAGTCAGTGGTGTTGAACGTGATCGCCTTGGCCGTGTTGATCGTTGTCGCAGTCTGGGTCGTGGTGTCGTAGAACGATCCGTACCGTGAACGCTCAAACTGGCGCGGAGGCGGCTGCACTTGTAACGCATCTACCTGCTTTTGCAACTCGGCTGTCAGTTCGGTGCAAGGGCACTCGATCTGTTTTTGCAACCCGTCGATCTGTTTCTGCAACTCGGCGATTTGGTCAAGTGCGCTTTCCTGACTTGGCTGTGTCTTGAGCGAATCAATGCTGATGACGATCTCGCCAAAGTCTTCTTGGGTGGGCATGGGTGGCCCCACTTGCAAGTCGGTCAGCGATGCGGTGTTCTGGCCGCTGCCGGTCAGCACAAACAGGCTCAAGAAAAAGCGATACCACTCACGCGAAACAAGGCCGGTCTTCGGGTCCAGCAGAGGAACCCGAGGAGGCGTGATGTTGGTAAGTTGCGCGGTTGCCATTACGATGCAGTCGGACTGAGGATAAGTTCAGCACCAGTGATGGCAATCTTCACGGGGTCGGTGCCTGACAACTCGTACACCCGGTCACGCAGTTTGAGCGTCATGCCCAAGCGCCTCCAGAATGTGCGGCGTCCATAGGCACCGATTGGCCCCAAAGATGTCCAGTGCTCGTTGGACCATGTGTGTCCACCGTCATCGCTCCAGCGCAGCATGACTTGGGGGTCGTAACCAGGTGCAGCAGAATAACCAATGGTTGACAACATCATGGGCGGCACAAACGGCACGGGGTAGGCGGCTGCATCAACCAGCGGCTCAAAACCATCGCCTGCCTCAGTGGTCAGCACTTCGCCCGTTTCAGCAGTGATTTCGTTTTGCACGTACTCGGCAATCAAAATGTCGCCGTTTTCAGCCGTTAATTCTTCCGCATCGTAGGCGGGGTACAAGTTCAAGCCAACACCTGCTTCACAGTTAAGCTGAAGGCTGTGCTGCGCGGTACGCTTAAAGTTGTTCTGGCCCGTAGGCAGTGCCCGCCA